ATCATAGGTTCTACCGAAGAATTAGATTCTTCTTGTGAAGAATTAGGAATAGCAACCGGATTTTTCAAATCTATATTTTTTATTTTACAATACCTCAATACACCAGCAAAATATTCATTTTCTAATTTCTTTTTATAATATTCTAATTTAACTACATTAACACCCTTTCCTATTAAGCTAAAAATACTATTAACGCCTTTTCCTAATAATGTATCATTCCATTTAGCAGTGTTACTAAATTCGTTTCCTATATCTTCATATAATTTTTTAAAATCTTCGAATTGTGTTAAATTATTAAGTTGTTTCATTACGAAATTTTTTTTTTTGATTTATTATATATATATATAAAAATGATAATATAAAATTTATATATAAAATAGAGTATGGATAAAAATATTATAATAACAAATTTTAAAGATTTCATTAATGAAAATTCTGAATTTAATCAATTCACAAATGGCGATGGTGGAAATTTAGGGATGTCTACATTTGGTTCGATGGGTTGGGGGTTTGCGCAAGATCCATCATTGTCGATATATTCAGATGATAATAGACCTTACCAAGATCAATATGCTCGTCAAGCCGGAACAACTAATAAATTAATACAAATGGGTCAAAAAGCTAGTCGAGATTTATTTAGTGTTTCAAGATTTAATATAAAAAATGATATTTTTTTAGAAGATATTAGCGAATATAAAAAAATAAAAATTTTAAGAATAGTTCAAAACGAATCACTAAAATTAGACATTTATATATCATTTGAATTTAATGATGAAGAATTTTTTGGGTCTTTTAAAAATTTCAACGGACTAATAACGCCACCAAATTTCACATGTCCAGAATTATTAAATGAGTTTAAATATCCATATATAGATAAAGAATATTTTTTAAAATTGAATAATTTTTTATATAAAAAATTGTTAAAATGGTTCAAACCAGAAATAGGTCTTTATATAAATTTAAAACCTAATAATTTAATTAAAGATGAAATGGGAAGACAATTATTTCTTAAAGAAGGAAAAATTGTTGAGGTTTTAGGACAAAACGAAGATGAAAATGGCGAATATTATATAACACTTAAAATAAAAGATCAAAAGTTTTATATAGAAAAAAATAATTACTACTGGTTTAAATGGAGATTTAAATTAGCAAACGAAAAAAATTAATTATTTTACAAATTCTTCAAATTTATATAATGGGAATTCACTTTTACCGTCTAACACGAAACAAGGTCTATCTGTTTGATTTTGTGCTTGAACGATAATTGTTTCTACTAAATTGTTATTATTGGATGCTATTTTAGTTAAATATCTCAATACAAAATAATTACCCAATTCTCTTGAACCACCACTTTCTTTTGTATAAATTTTTGTTCTATGGTCTTTGATACCCTTTACTCCAACAACAGCGATATAATTGTTTTCTGCTTTTGTAAATAATGATTTTAATATTGTTATTTCAAGTTTATCTAAATCTTTTTTATCAAAATTTTCAAATGGCTTTTTAAGATTTAATATCTTATCTAAATTTGTAATTTGAATTTTTTTAGGTTGATCTTCAACGACTTTTTCTATTTTTCCTTCATTAATAAGACTTTGTTGATTTCGTCTAATTGTTGAAAAATCCGCTTGTGCAATTAACCTTTCGGTCATAATTCTATCATTTAAACGATAACCCGCAGGTGACATTCTATAAAAATTTCCAGTAAACATTATAGAAACTATATTTACTGTTTTCATTAGTCGCCATTCATCATTCACCTCTTTTTTCTTATGTACTGACCAGCCATCAACATGAAAAGTCCTTAATAGCTTATTACCTGTATTATGATTAACACCTAATGACATAGGATATATTGTACGAATACGACCACCACGCCATTTATCTTTATCGCCACGATAACTAATCGTTAATGCCATACCATATTGTATAGCTTTTATTAAATATGATTCTAATTTAGCATCCATAGATGGTGTGAATTTCATCAATTTATTTATTGGAAAACCTGGTACTAAATCGTTATTTGAATCTTCTGTAATTAAATTTTTATTTTCGTTTAATCTCCAATTATTATATTTAGGTACAAATGCAACATCAGTTAAATTATTATATGTGTCGTATGAATTCGTAGTTATCATTAATAAAAAATATTTTTAATTATATATTAATTTTTTATAGACATATTTCAAACTACCGGAATCGTATATTCTATAAATTTTACGTTCAAGCATAATTTCATGCTCTGATTTGTTTTTATCAAAGCCTTGTTTAACTAATATGTCTTTTCTATAATTAAAACGATATTCACGAATACCATCAACAACATAATAATAATTAGGTATTGTTTTACCCATATATTCGAATCCTAATACTTTATATAAATTACCTTGACTCCATGAACGGTCAGCATAACTTATAACTTCTTTTGGTTTATAATTTTTAATAAAATAATTAAATAATTTATTCGCACTACCTATAACGGTTGTGTTTAATTTGTTACAGAATCTAAGCATTTCATATACATTATCTTCGCTTTTAATACCCATCGCTTTTCTTTGTTTTCCGAATGTCATTAATGATACTAATTCGTTGTTGTAATATAAACCCAATTTTATTTGGCTACCGACAAATCCTTGTAGATGGTTATTTTCGAGAAATCTTTTAATTTCTTTATTATCACTGATTTCCTTTACAATACATTTTCTTGCGTATAATTTAATATCATTTTTACCAAGTAAATTGAGTATTCTGGATTTAACTATTTCTTGCTTAAATTTCCAATCATCTTCATAGATATGTATTAACTGAATACCTTGTGCTTCACACATTTGTGTTTTATTATAATGATAATTTGATGCTTTGCTTGTTTCGTCATGATAATATAAACCATTAAATTCGAAAGCTAATTTTAAATCCGGTAAATAAATGTCTAATTCTAACGGTGATATTATTTTTTTAGAATTTATAATAACTTCTTTATTGTAATTATTTTTGATAAATTCTGTTAATAATATTTCTTGACCTGATGAATGATGTCCAATAGGATTACATACAGTACATAATTTAGTGTTGTATTTTAATCTATTTAAAATTAAACTATTTGAAATTTCATATATATGTTTTTCTTCACACTCAAATGTTAAAATATCCAAATCAATATTAACACTTATTATACCTAATTTTTTATATTTTAATAATTTATTTTTAATCATAGTTTTTTTATAGTTTTGAATTCTTTTTTGAATAAATTCAGAAACCATTGATGGGTGTGAAACTTCATATTTTTCTAAAAATGTTTTTACTAATTTATCATGATTATTTAAATTGCCATATTTTTCTATTTTAATTTTTTTTGTTTTTATTTTTTGTTCTTCAGTATTCAATAAACATTCAACACCGTATTTTTTTAAAAGACTTATTTTTTTATTATTTTTAACACTTTCATCGCTATTAGCACTTTCAACACCGTATTTTATAATGTTGTTTTTTTTAATCGTTTCTTTAATAACATCATTTTGAAAAACATTTTCAACACCATATTTATTTATATTGGTTTTTTTTATTTTTTCAACATTTACATAATTTTCATCGCCATATAATTCTAATTTAGTTTTTTTATTTTTAAAAATAGCACACTTATTAGAACAAGCATATAAATTATATTTATTTATATTTTTTTTATATACATTATATGGTATTTCTTTTTCCGTATTGCATATATCACATGCCACTTTTATTTTATAATTTGATGATTTAGTCAAATCAGAAACATTTACATCAATTTCATCCAGTATATTTACATTATAACCTTTTTCTCTATAATATTTTAATGTAGTGGAATTTATTTTTATTTTTATTTTATCAACTAGTATCATCTTTTTATTTAATTTTTCAATAACATCAATATAGATAAACTATCTAGTACGTCATCAAAAGGTTTCGGTAATTCTTTCATTTTCAATAAAATATCTTTATTTTCCATTAAAAATGGTGTTAATTTGGTATCTATGTTTAAATTAATAATAGCTTTCATAACATCAAATTTATCAAAATTACCACCAGATACATTATCTATACTTTGATTAATAGTTTTTGTGATTTTTTTAACACCTTTTTTATTGACTTTTTCTATTATTGTTTCACCATAAACTAATTTACATAGCATAGACTTAATATTTTTAGGACTCCAAATAATAATATTTTCTAAGTTATGAATAACTAATAATTTTTTACGAATTAAAGTACTAAGAGTAACTATATCTATAATACTATTACTTTGCTGATTAAAACCAAAATTATAGCCTTCTATTGCAATAATTGTTTTTTGATCAGTATCGATATTTTCAATGATTTTATTAACAATTAATGTAGAAACATTATCAAATTCACGAAGTTTCATTAATTCTTTTTCTGAATATGTATCTATGTTTTTATAATTATAGCTAATAAAATCATAATTTATATAATTTAATGTCTTTTTTATCCAGATATAATCTTTCTTTTTCGTTGAAAAATTAAACAATTTGATTTCATCATTTTTTAATATAGAAACACCTGTACTATCTATTGATATGTCAATTCCAATTAAATTCATATTTTTTCATTTTATTTTTAATTATATATAAACAAAACAGAGGTATGAAATATGTGTAATAAACATGTGAACTATGAAACTTTTTTTAATACGATAGATGATTTTCTATTTGTATTAGATATTGATGGCAATATAATTCAAATAAACGATACAGTTAAAAAAAGATTAGGATATACCCAAGATGAATTAATCGGAAAAAGTATTCTCATGATTCATCCAAAAGAAAGATACGATGAAGCAAATGAAATATTAAAGGGTATGTTAAATGGTACAATAGATTTTTGTCCTATCCCAATTATAACGAAAGATGGCATCCAAATACCTGTTGAGACACGTGTATCAATAGGTACGTGGAATGAAAAAACAGCACTATTCGGTGTAACTAAAGATATAACAAAAATAGTATTATCGGAGGAAAAATTTTCTAAAGTTTTTTATTTAAATCCGTCTGCTTGTGGATTGAGTGATATTAACACTGGAAAATACATTGAAGTAAATGACGCATTTTACAAATTATTAGAATTCGAAAAGAATGAAGTAATAGGCAAAACTGCAATAGAATTAGGAATATTAACTAAAGAAACAATAAATGATGTATTAAGTGACATAAAAGATGGTGTGGTTTTTAATAAAAATGCTAATTTGAACACTAAAAATGGAAAAACTAAACACGCAATCTTATCTGCTGAAAATATCAATATTCAAAATAAAAAATATCGTTTTACAGTTGTTACGGATATTACGGAGCGTAAAGAAGCAGAAAAATTACAATTATTATCTAACAATATATTAAGTAAATTAAACAGTAACTTAATTTTAAAAGAAATACTTTATGACGTATCAACCCTTATTAAAAATGAAATGAATTATTCATCTGTTGGTTTTAGATTTAAATCAGATAATGATTATCCATATTATGTACAAAATGGTTTTGAAGATAATTTTATTTTAACTGAAAATTCAATAATCAACAATGAATGCGCAACATCTGATTTAGAATGCTATTGTGGTTTAGTAATATCTGAAAAAATAAATTCTTTTTTTGGTAGTTTTTGGACTAATAATTTAGAAGGAATAACACTCGATAATATTATAAATCCACGTAAAACGTGTATAAATAATGGTTATAAATCAATAGCACTTATTCCAATTAGAATTAATGATCAAATAGAGGGGCTTTTACAATTAAATGCAAAAAATAAAAACACATTTAATGATATTATTATAAAGTTTTTTGAGGGTATTTGTTTAAATATAGGAACGACAATAATGCGAAAAAAAGCAGAAGAAGATTTAATAAAAGCTAAAGAACGTGCAGAACAATCTGAAAAATTAAAAATAGATTTTTTAACAAATATGAGTCATGATTTAAGAACACCGATTAATAGTATTATTGGTTTTTCTGAATTATTAAAAAATAATAATATCGATTTAATTGAAAAAAATCAATTTTTAGATATTATAATTGAAAATGGCGATATATTAACTAATTTAATAAATGATATTATAGATATAACCAAAATAGACGCAGGAAGGTTAAATATACAAAAAACAGAATTAAATATTAATAAATTAATACACGACTTAAATTCACAATATATTAAATTAATAAAAAATGATAATGTAAAATTAATTAACGATGTTAAAGATTTTGATGTTTTTATAATATCAGATAAATACAGGTTAAAACAAATATTAATGAATTTATTAAGTAATGCCGTAAAGTTTACTAAAAAAGGGTATATCAAATTTGGTTATGATATTATAGACGATAAAAATTTAAAAATATACGTAAAAGATACAGGTATAGGTATATCTGGAAATAATTTAAATATTATTTTTAATCGTTATACACAATTTTGTAACAGTGAAGCAAAAAAAGGTTCGGGTTTAGGGTTATCAATATCTAAATCGTTAGTGAGTTTATTAGAATATGGCGATCTAATGGTAGAATCTAAATTAAATAAAGGTACAACTTTTTATTTTATTGTACCATATAATAAAATTAAAAAACAATAACAAAAAATGGACGAATTAGTTAATTTTAAAAAAATACAAATAAACAATTATTTTTCAAGTCAATATGACTTATCAGAAAGCAATTTAAATATTTATCAAATAAAAAAAGATTTACACATGTTAATTGGTGAAGAACCAGGTGTACAGTTAAATTATGAAACTGAAAATCTTATAATGGAAGATGGTACAGAAAGTAAAAAAATTCAAAAATTGAATTCGATTAGTATATATTTTACTTATGATATAAATATTGGATCAACAGAAACAATTCCACGTTTTGAAAAAGTAACATATTTAATCTAAATGAACTACCTAGCCGCAAGTAGCGTGGTTATAAGACTCATAGAGGCTGATTTTTGACGTTTCACAGAACAACCGATGTTCCATCGGTCTTTATGTTTTATCCGTCAACGGGGAATTTATTGATTAAAACTTAAATTTTCATCTGTGAGTTTTTTATCATAATCGAATCAACCAAATTAAAACCATCTTTTTGATCTTCTCTATAATCACTTATTAAAAATATACACATAATATCATTTTCATATTTTTATATATTAAACTTTTTTTTTAATTATTTTTATATAAAAATAAAACCCAATATGGTATTAATTTTAGATGGTAATTATTTATTACAAAAAAATATAAGTTTTTTATGGAAAAGTAAAATTTTATATTCTGAATTGTATAATGTAATAGAAAAGGATTTTAATATTTTAACTCGTTTGTTTAATTTTAAAGAAATATATTTTATATCAGATAGTGGTTCATGGCGCAAAGAATATTATCCAGATTATAAAGGCACGAGGAAAAAAGATGATGATATTGATTGGAAATTTGTTTATCAAGAATATGATGAATTAAAAAAAGCATTAAGTGGCAAAAAAATGGTGCAGCAAATCCAAATAGATAAGATGGAAGGTGATGATATTATAGGTTTCTTGGTCAATAATTTAAATAAAAAAGGTATATCAACTTTTATTGTAACATCTGACAGCGATATTTATGAACTTATAAAAAAGGATGATAAAGAATTAAAATACATTAATATAATGTACAATTATAAATACAATGATGAAAAAGTATTTGTTCCATTACATTATAAAATGTATATTGATAATGTAATTAACTCAATTGATGATAATATTTTCAAATCCAATGATGATTACGATTTTATTGAGTTTTTTCAAAAATTTATACAAGGAAAGCAAATTGTCGAAATTGATTCTGAATTTGAATTATTTCGTAAAATAATGGGTCATGGTAAAGATAATATCAAATCGATATTTATTCAAGGCAATCGTGGAATCGGTGAAGTAGGCATAAAAGCTGTTTATAGCTTATATAAAGCTACATATCCAAAGCCTATTGATTTTGATTCACAAGAATTTCAAAACAATCTTATTAATATAATATTATATATGAAAAAAGTAGATAATAGTTTTGATACATCTATTAGGCAGAGATTAAGGCGAAATTTAAAAATCGTAAAATTAGATGAAAAATCTACACCACCACATCTTTATGAAAATATGAAAAATATAATAAAACTATAAAAAAAAGGCGATGAATTTCATCGCCTTTTTTTCATATACTTGTAATTATTTATTTAACTTCATCCACTAAAATATTAGCAGAATTTTTCTGACGTTCTTGAAATTCTTTTATGATAATAGATAAACTGGTAGTGACGTTTTTGTTACATACGGTTTCCATTTTTTTCCTATCACGTTTAACTGCATTGATAAACAAAGTATACATTTTATGTGCAGTTTTTGGCGGAAAAGAAAAATCATATGACCAATGATGATTAACTACAGTTAGCCAACCACCTTTGTTTTCGTTATACAAAAATGTCATAAATGTTTCTGGATCGTAATTTACAAAATAATCTTTAGAAACGATATAATACTTTTTATATAAATCTACATCTACATCCACATCATCATCATCATCGGATCTTACTTCTAATTGACCATCAATATTCAATAACCTTACATTATTGTCGTCATTAATTCCGGTTAAAAATATCTCAAACCCTTGTTCGTTTTTCTTTGCCAAAATGTCTTCTGGATCAAATTGTTCAATAATTTTTTTCTTGAACCTTTTCAAAAATTTTACTATAAAATTTTCTACGATTTTCATATTATTATTTTTATATTAATGATTATAAAATTACAAAAAATATTTGAATAAAAAAATTATTTTTTTGGTTGGATAATAGCCCACATACGATTACCTTCTAATTTTGGCATATTTTCAACTTTACCAAAAGCTTGAAGTTCATTGATAAATTTTAACAATAGAAGTTGACCAATATCTTTAAAATTTATCTCTCTTCCTGCAAAAAATATAAAGACCTTAACTTTGTCACCGTCTTTTAAAAATTCGATAGCATGATTCAATTTAAATTTAAAGTCGTGTTCACCCGTATTATATGTCATTCGGATTTCCTTTATTTTAGTCTTTTTATTATTTTGAAGATTTTTTTTCTCGATTTGCCCTTTTTCATATAGGTATTTAGAATATTCCATAATCTTACAAATGCCAACTCCATCCTTAGTTACACTTAATAAGATTAAATCCTTACCCATATCATTAGCATATTTAATAGCCAAATCTTTAGCTATTTCATTGGTTGGGTTTATATTACCCACGATTCTAACAATCGGTGTTTTAATTTCTTTATTGATTAAAACATCATCAACGTTTTTCTTCATTCGATTTTATTAAATTAGGCTGCAAAGATAAACACTTTTTTCAGAAAAAAAAATTAATCCGATTCTAAGTTAAAATTATAAAGTTTATTTGTGTCTTCAATAGCAATTTGCCTTAAATTATCTTTTTGTTCATCTGTCAATTTCATTTCTTTTGAAATTTCATCAATGAAATTTTTTAAAACAAATGATATCCTTTGTGTTTGTTGTTCTGACATTTTAATGTTTTTATTTTTTGTACATGAGCTAATTTAACTTATATATTATAAAAAAAATTCATTTTTTGTTTAAATAAATTCTGTTTTATTTACACTAATACGATACTTATTGATATTGAAATAGTTATCAAAAGCTAATATGATATCATCAAATGTGATAATATCGATATAATTTTCAAGTAACCATTCATATGGTAATATATATCTATCTTCATTATCTTGTAAATTTATATTACTTTTTAATATTGTTATCTTAATATAATTTTTAATAGTTTCAAATTTTTCTTGTGTTAAATATGATTTATCTTTAAAAACATCTTTTATAACATCTATTGTTTTATTTACATTGCTATCTGTAGTTTCTGTTGAAATTGTGACAAATCCAATTTTATCTATTCGTTCTATTCGACAATTTATATAATATGCTAAACTGTTTTTTTCTCTTATTGCTTTATATAAAGGTGATTTTAAACCGCCTGATAAAAGTAATGTGATAAATATTATTTTATGAAAATCTGTTTCTATGATAGGTGATATAAAAACAATTGATGATTTATTATTAGAATAAATAGGTGTTTCTAAAATATTATCATATGTATTAAAACTAATAATTTTTTTATCTACATTAGTTGAATGTGTAATATCGGACTCGTGCTTATATTTTTTAGAAAAATAAATTATTTTTGATGGTTTATCGTAATATTTTGAATAATAATTTAAACAATCTTCAATAGTTATGTTTTGTATATCTTCTTTCTTCCCAACAGAATTAAAGTTATTTAATATTTTCCTATGTAAATTAAGAATATGGTTTTTGCTATATTTGTTAAATAAATCAGAATATTCTTCTAATATTACTTTTTTTTCAATTTCAAATACATCGGTATCTATTTTAAAATTATTCACTTTTAATAAAAAATCGTTTTTAAATTTATACACATATTCATCCAAACCTTTAATATGAAAAATAATATTATTTGTTGTAGTAAAAGCATTCCACGAAATTCCATTTTTTTCTAATTTATCAATGAAATTATCATCTAAATTTTTACAAATTAAATGTTCTATAAAATGACTTATACCATAAATTCCATTTGTTTCATTTATTACAACACCGTCATAAATTATATAAAAACTCGACAAATCGTTTGTGTTTGCTATATTATATATCATATATTAATTTATAAATATTTTATTTTATATATTTAATAAAAAAAATGTTTTTTACACTTAAATAAAAACAATATATAAATAAAAACATTGATATTTTAAAATATGAAAGATATATGGAATATTGAATCAAATTGGTCATTAGATAATAACACATGGGTAAAAATAGAGCAATTGGACACTAATTGGAGTGGTGTAACATACATTCCAGATAATTATTTCAAATATCAAAAATGCTTATCTGGAATATCATATCAATATGTTAATGTTCTTGATGATATATACACAAAAAACGAAATGGTTGGTAAAAGTTGGTGTATTTATAACATGTATAATGAATTTGACATTATAAATAATTTTATGATTAATATGGATACTGTTGATGTGTGCAGTACTATAAATTTAGATTTGTCGCAAAGATATTACACAATAGATAACGTAAATTTAAAAACAAAACATAAAGTTTTACTCGTTAATCAAACAAATAATATTGAAAACGGTTTATATAATATAGATCAACGTGGTTATCTTATATCATCCAATTATTTAGCTGATAGTGGTAACACATATCGTTATAAAGCATACACTAAATTAGGTGATAATAAACATAAAGAATTCCATTTATTAAATAGTGGAAACGTCTTTCCTATTTTAAATGAACCATCTATATATATAACTGGAAAAACATATATTATAAAAAATTTTTTTAATTATAATTTAGAATCAGAATCTGCTAAATTAATATTTACAGATTATGATATAGCAAGACATACTCAATCATCTAATTATTTATTTTATTCTGGTTTTAGTTTTTTATATAATTTTTCTGATACTGAAAATATAATTATAAAGTATCATGATAATAATTATATTGTAGCAATAGACCCAGATATAAATAAGTTTATTTATACAGATACAATAATATCTGGTACAACAGTAGATAGTTTAACGTTAGGTACTACTATTATTAATTTGTATGATACTTTTTGGCTCACTAATGCCAATGCTGTATATACATTTGTTAAAGTTAGTGCAGATTTTTATAATGCTGTTAATTTAAATGATTATATTAATTTTGAAATAAGCGGTGTTACTAATCTTAGTTATAAAACTTTTATACAAAGTAAATATAACCCAAGTGATTATTATGTTTCTTTAAAAAATATTATTCCAAATAATATAATAACCGATTTAAATAATGCTACATATACCATAACAAATCTTCAATGGTCTTTATCCGGCACAAGTGATATACAAACTACCTTAAACGCATCGTATTTTTCAAAATATTTTGATATAGATTCTATGTTAAATATATCACCTAAATATTATAAATATAACCATTATTTTGATTATGACGGATTAGAATTTATTTATAGTGGTTCTACTACATATATAATAACAGGTTTTACAACAAATAATCATTATGTTAAATATAAATTATATGAGCATTTAAATTATATAAATTCTACTATATTTAATAATAGTTATTCATTTTTAAATTCTATCAATATAACTGGTTTTACAACTGGTTTTACTGTATTGAATCCGGCTGTACAAAGCTCAGAATACTATGATCAATACCCCAAAGGCACTTATATAAAAATTATACCTGAAAATTCATCAGATATGAATTTTTTTAAAAAAAACACGTTTGTTAATTTAAATGGTTTATATAAAACACTCATTGTTGATTATCAACCAAATGAATATTTTATCATAGAAACATATAAACAAGATAGTGGTTTAACTATAACATCGATTGAAAACATATACACGTTAACTGGTATATCCGAAATGCTTTATTATATTTATATAAATGAAGAAAATGATTGGTATAGAAAAAAAGATGATAGTTTGAGAAAAAGTATTTGTGTAGCATATTCAAGGATCATAGAAAATGATATAAATATAACGAAATACACAACAGCTTTATTAACACAAGACAACAAACACAAGTTTATACTCGAAATGTATAATCCGGAAAACTTATATAATAATGGTGGCAATGTTACTTTAAGTTATGATTCTAATTTAACATATAAGCCAATTGAATTAATTGAAATTGGGGTTGATAAACATACAAAAATACCAATACCTATATTAAATGAAAATTTATTGATTTCATATGACACCATTATTATAGTTACTGGTGATACAACTGGTATCACATCAACCAATAAATTCACTTTTTACATTAAAGCTACAATTGGAATGAATTTTAATTGCATTTTTTATAGTACAAATTCAACATCATTAAATATAAATTGGGGTGATGGTACAATAGAAGATATAAATTTTAATACGTATCATTTAATTGGGCATACGTATTTAGATAATGAATTTTTCACTATTACTTTTATTGGAGATTTGCAATACATAACATCATTAACAGCAGATGGTGCTATAATTAACACTGATATTATAACTATTAAAAATTTATCATCTTTAACGTTGGCTAATAATCTTTTATTAGATTTAAACATTAATAATTTAATGTATTTAACATATTTAAACTTAGAAAATAATAGTTTATTAGATGTAGATAAATATTATAATTCGTTAAGTTCTAATGGTCTATTATCTGGGTATATAAATACAAGTGGAAATAATAATAGTGTAGTAACCAGTTTATCAAATGCGAGTAGATCTAATTTAATTTCATATGGTTGGAATTTAATTTATAATATTTAAAAATAATATCATGAATAAATGAGTTTTAAAGTTCAAATAGTAAATATAGAAAATAATGTTAATAATATACTTTTAACGGATGATTTAACAATAGAAATATTAAAAGTTAAATACAATTGGATATTAAATGCTTCTATAAAAAATGTTGTTTTAGGATTAGATGATTATGGTTTAGTATGGTATTCTGGCGAATGGATTTGCGGCGAATGGGAAGATGGTACATGGTATTCTGGAATTTGGCATAACGGTATATGGAAAAATGGCAAATGGTATTCTTATTTGTTAGATAAAGCTATGATATTATCAAGAAGATTTGTTATTGTAGAAGAAGATAAAATATATTCACAATTTTTAAATGGTAAATGGTATAATGGCGATTGGTATAATGGAATATTCGGTAATGATATTGATGTATCAAGTTATTCTGGTATAACTATACCAACAGAATGTCCTTATTGGATTAATGGTAATTTTTATAATGGTTTATTTAAAAATTCAGTTTGGTTAAATGGTAATTTTTATAATGAGTTTTTTAAAAATTCTTATTGGTTAAGTGGAAAATTTTATAATGGTAAATTTGACAATTTTGAATGGCACAATGGAAATTTTTATGGAGGTGATTTTGTTAAAGGTGTATGGAAAAATGGTTCATTTAATCAAATAAATATAAATATATTGTCAAGATTTGGTGTTCAAAGTGGAGTTACATCAGATGGTGTTTTAACAACATGGGAAAATGGTGTATTTGAAAATGGTATGTTTATGTCTGGTTTAAATGTGGATGTCAGTGGTAATACAATTGCAAGTATTTGCCATAACACAACTCATTGGTTAAATGGTAAATTTAACAATGGTTTTTGGTATGGTGGTCACTTTAAAAAAGGAACATTTAATTATGGTAAATGGTATGGTGGTGTATTTAATACTGATTTTGAATACCATCACACGCAAGAAACCACTTGGGTTAATGGCTATTGGTATGATGGACTTTGGATGAATGGTACATTTAAATCTGGCATGTTTATGTCTGGTATGTGGCTAAATGGCATTTTTGAAAATGGTTTTTTAGTGAGTGAATATACTGATGTGATTACACCAGATTTAAAAGAAAATATAATACCACAACAATTACCAACACCACCAACACCACCAACATATTATTCACCTACAGTGACAACAAATTCTATTGGTACGCCAGCATATAATTCGTGTGATGTGATATGTGAAGTTACAAATACTGGTGGATTATCAACAACACGTGGTATTTGTTATTCTACAAATAACACACCTACATTAAACAATACAGTTATTTATGACAATAATAATGGGTTGGGTGTATATACTAATACTATGATTGGGTTGTCACAAAATACAACTTATTATGTCCGTGCGTTTGCTATAAATTCACTTGGTGTTAATTATGGTACTATTAAAAATTTAATTACTGCTGCATTGCCAGTACCGACAGTTGAAACATATCAAGCAATTACACTTAATAATAATGCGACAGTAAGTGGTTATTTATCAGATAATGGTGGCAGCGCAATAACTGCGATAGGTTTTATATATTCTACGACCAATCCACCAAATAACGGAATAGTTCATAATATAGGCACAGCTAATGCACCTTGGAATTTTGGCTGCACATTAACTTTATTATATGGTACTACATATTATTATGTAGCATTTGCCGATAATAGTAGCGGGAGAGGCACTGGTAGTGTTAAAACATTTACAACAACATCATATGCGCCATAATTTTTTTAAACTTTCATTTAAAATATATAGTATCATAAAAACAATTTCACACAATTAAAAAAATAATAACTTCTATGGATAAAGAATCAAGGTTTAAAAACTTTGACTCAATTGTTATTACTAATAATCAAATTGATAAATGCTTAAATATACAATTAACAAATTTATCTGAAAATATAAATATTCGAAATTTATTACAATATTTAAAGAATAATGGATGGTGTAATTATAAATTTAACGAATATAGTATTAAAAAACAAGATAATATAAATTTACCAACATTAGTAATATTGAGTTACACACCACCCACAACAACAATTTTCAAATAATAGAAAAAACTCACTTTTTAAATAAAATATATACATTTTGATACAATTTTTTAAAAATGTAAAAGATTGCTAAAAAATAACAATAAATGTATGAAAAATTTAAAAATGGAATTGTTCAATTTTAAACAAAATTTAGTATTTGAACAAGCTGAAATATCATCAGTCGTTGAAACTTATCTTATTAATTTCGACAACATATCCGAAATCGAATTAAAAAAAGGTTTAACAGAAAGATTATTGCCATATTCTTATGATAAAGATGTAAAAGATCTTTTAGAAATGGTAGACCAAGAAATTAAATCATTTAACCTTATATATGAATTGAAAGATTTATATAAAAGAATCGAAAGAAATAACTTGGGTGGTTTATATAGACACCCTATGAAAGTTATATTAGAAATAATACAACTTCCTGATGATAATACAAGAATGGAACAAATTTTACACGAATTAAAAATATACGATTGGATTCCGGAAATTAAAAAATTCGTTTGGAATTTAACTAAAAATCCACTTGATGTTCAAAATATGTCAAATTCAGGCAAAGGTGAAAAAATATACACATTGATTGAAAAAACAGAAAATGGATATATGGCTTTTATTTCTGATCGTTGGTTTATGATAGATGACGGTATTAAACAAGTTTTAGTCGAAGATTACGTAAAAGATGACGATAGAATAAGAGAATTAAGACTTTTAGAACAAGCATTAACAATAGGTGAGGTTGTAAAAGATAAATTTTTAATTCGCCTTAATGAAGATATTGTAATTGGTATATCAACGAAAAATGACAATTCTTTATATATAAACGAAGAAAAATTAGATTCCGAATCAACACTTGAAAGTGTTTTCGCATCGCCTATTATTCCGTTTTTGAAGAAAGATTATTTTAAAATGATTAGTGCAGTTAAGGAAAATATTTCTAATTTAATAGAATTGGATATAGCTTTAAAAATTTATAATGTTCTACAACCAGCTTTGGAATGTTATGTGTTTAATTATAAAGATGGTATGTATTTATATTCAAAAGATATTAGAACTGGTAGCTCATTTTATGAATATGAATCAGTATCCGAACTTATACATGATATTAAAAAAGATTTAGATTTTGATGCTACTCACTTTTTTGAAAATAAATTATCTAAAGAATTGAAAAAAATTAAAAGTTTAGAAGATCAAGAAAAAGTGATCGAATCACAAATTATAGATAACACCAATGCTATTGATGAATTAAAATATGAAAAAGAATTATTAGAATCTGATAAAAGTTTTAGGTTATTGTTCGACAATTTATTAAGAAATAGAGAAGGTCTTTATCAAAGTTTGAATAAAATTAAAAACGAAAAAACACAATTTAAAAAAACAATGGTTCGTTAAATATATACAGTAATAACTGGAAGTTCAGCAATTAAAAACTATCGTTTATCGATAGTTTTTTTTTAAAAAAAAATTAAACAAAAAATTAAACAAAAAATTTAACATAACATATATAAATATATAAGAAAAGTAACATATTTATAAATCCTTTAAATCCTTTAAATCCTTTAAATCCTTTAATATCCTTTTTATCCTTTATTTTAAAAATAAAAAAAAAATAAAGTTTACATATATATGAAAAAAGAATATTTTTTAAATGAAGATGATTTTTATTATGAAATCGTATTATCAAAAGGAAAAGGTTTTTTAACAAAAAAAGCTGAAAGAATGTTAATATTAATCGGCGAAAATATGATAGTTAAATTTAGAAGCCGATATAAAACCAAAGATGACGAATTTGATTGTTTACAAACTGGTATTTTAGTTATGTTGTTGAATTGGAATAGTTTTAATCAAAAACGTTTTAAAAAAGCAATGCCGTATTTTTCTGAAATTTTTAAACGTGGCGCAGCAGAAGGTTATAATAAAATTTTAAATAAAAAATCAAATAAAGATGGTATACCAACAATAAGTATAGATTCTTGTAATGATGGCGACGGTTTTTTTAATATATAAAAACAAAAATAAAATGGGAAATACACATATACCAAATAATAAACATTATCAACAAGGAATATATAAATGTATAAATCCAGATAAATATTTAGGTGATTTAGAACGTATTTATTTTAGATCATCATGGGAAAAAAAATTATATTATTATCTTGATGTAAATGTTAAGGTTTTAAAATGGACAGCAGAAAATGTAACCATACCGTATGAGATCAATGAAAATGGTTGTTGGAGTACACATCGCTATTATCCAGACGCTTATTGTGAGTTTAAAAAATCTGATGGTAATACAAGAAAAGTGATTTTAGAAATTAAACCTTGGTCTGAATTTAACGATTTAGAACCACCTAAAGAACCAAAAACAAAAACAATTAAATCTTTAAAAAATTATGAGTATGCGCTTAGAACATTTCAAAAAAATATAATTAAATGGACAGCAGCAAAAAAATACTGTGAAAATAAAGGAATAGAATTTTTTATTATTACAGAAAAATTTTTTAATGATGATCAAAAAATTAAATTATTTTAATGAGTTTATATAACGATTGCTATTCTTTATTAGGCGAATATAATTCTAATATAAAAAATTGTATATACGATAGCACTCAAATTATATTCGATTTAATTAAAAACAATAATCATGAAGTTAAAATAACTAAATCGTCTAAATTATTACCTGGTAAATTTTATATACTGAAATATGAGTATATAAGTGATAAATACTACGAAGAAAAATATTTTAATAATAAAACAGTGCCATCATTGAACATATGGTGTCCTGTTTATGTATTGGGTTTTAGAGAATCTGAAAAAATAATCCAAAGATATTCTAAAAATAAGAAAATGATATTATATGCTTTAAATTTAGATTATTTACCATACAATTATAAAATTGCACTTTTTGATAGAATATTTAAATCTAATATAGAACGTGTAGAGAAAAATAAAGATTTACATGCCAGTGGTGAAAATGTTTTAAATGAATACCCTATGGAAGTTGAATCTTTTGCCCTGTATAACTTATTAAAAAAAAACGGTGGGTATGAGTACTGTTTAACAGCATATGATCCAGATAAAATAGTTAATTTTATAAACGACACACCTGAATTATATTCAATATCAACTATAATTGCACATAGATTGATGTTTGTTGATTGTAAAATATTAAATATGAAAAATATAATAGATGTTTATAAAGATTCTGATATTGATATTATTAAAGACAAATTAAAAAGTATATTAGAAGATTTTCAAAAAATATTAAACGATTTAGAAAGCGATGAAAAAACATTATTTAAAAAACTTCGCCAATTAGAAAATCATTTTGAATTATTTAAATAAATTAGATCAATTTAAAATTATATATAAGAAAAAACAATCATTTAACAATGGCAACATATAAAGGTGATTATACATCAAGTCAAAGTCAAAACCCAGCTACATTCAATAGAATATTAAGGGGATTATCAGGTATATTCGGTGGACTTGATTATAATGACATGAAAATAAAAAATGCATATGCATTAGGTGTACATGAAGAAACTAATGATATTGTAAATCATCAAAGTACAAATATGTATGATTTATTTACAAAAAAAACGATAGCTCGTTTTCTTGATAAAAAATCTATAGCATATTTAGATAGAACATATTTAGATAAAAGAAAAATTTTAAGACAATATGCGATTAAAGATGAAATTAAAGAATTCATCACACAAATTTGTGACGAATGTATTATTTATGATGAAAATAATAAATTTTGCTACGTAAAGGATTTACCAGATACTTTCGATCAAACAACAAGACAAAAATATCAAGAGAATTTTAATAAAATAATGAATGAATTTAATTTCATCGATGGTGTGGTAGCATGGAATTATCTTAAAACATTATTAATAGATGGTTATATTTCTTATGAAATTATTTATGATGACCGACAAAAAAATATAATAGATTTAGCACCAATCGATCCATTGACGTTGATTGTAGCAACAGATCCGGTTTCTAATACTATGATTTGGATTCAATATCCAGATAATCCACAACTTAGAAGAGTATTGTTAGATTCACAAATAATTTATATATCGTATTCTAATAACAATGAATATGGTGATACAAGTTATGTGGAGAATTTAATCAGACCTTACAATCAATTAAAAATGATTGAACAAGCTAAAATTTTATATAATTTAAATCAAGCTTCATTATATAAAAAGTTTATAATACCAGTTGATGGTTTATCACGAACACAAGCTGAACAACAAATTTATGAATTAATGTCAGATTATCATGAAGATGTTCAATGGGATGAACATTTAGGTTTAGTTATGATGAATGGTAGTACTAATATACCACATGCGAAAAACTTTTGGTTTCCTTCATCTGGTGGACAAACACCAACATTTGAAATAGTTAAACCCGAACAAAACAACCTTGCAGAAGATGTAACATTACAATGGTTTTTTAAAAATTTTAAACGTGCAAGTAAAATACCATTTCAACGTTTTGAAGAAGAATCAGGCGGTGGTACGTTATATGATTCTTCAACATCTGTGACAAGAGATGAAATAAAATTTAAGAATTACATAGCAAGAATAAGAACTATATTTAAGGAAATAATCACAAAACCATTAAGAATTCAAATGATTTTAGATTTTCCAGAATTAAAAAAAGATATTGTGTTTTTTAATTCGATAAAATTGTTATTCAATTCTAATATATTATTTGAAGAATGGGAATATTTATCTAATTTAGATAAAAGAGTGCAAATAGCGGCAAATTTATCAAGTAATTTACAAGATATGGAAGGTAAACCATATCTTAGTGTAGAATGGATAGCACGTAATATTATGAAATTTTCTGATAAAGACATAGAAGAAAATGAAAAATATAAAATAATAGAACGTAAAAAAGCATTATTAAATAATGGTTTAGTACCACCTGAAGGTGGTGGATCACCTATGGGTGGCGGTGGATCACCTATGGGTGGCGGTGGATCACCTATGGATGGCGGTGGATCACCTATGGGTGGCGGTGGCGGTGGTGAAGCACCTATGAGTGGTGAACCACAAGGCGGTGGCGCACAAACAGGCGGAACTCCGCAAGGTGGCGGTGGACCACAAGGAGGAGGCGGAACTCCGCAAAATGATAGTCAAGCTGGCGGTACACCAGTGATATAAAAAAATAAATTATGGTAATTATACTACTTGCGGCGGGATTATTCTTATGATTTATATTAAAAAAACGAATCAAACTCTTTTTTTAAAGCATCATAATTAATATACGGTTCATCGAATCTTAATGATTTGTACAATATATTTATTTCGTTTTTTAAATTTAAATTAAACTGGTTCGCTATCGTATTAACTTTTTTTATTACATCCCATTTAGAATCATCGTAATATGAATTAGCTAAATTTAATTTTTCCAATAAAAACATTTTCAATTCTTCTTTAAATTTATTAAATGTGTTAATATCAACACCGTATAAAATTGCTTTATTTATGATTTTTTTATATGGATATAATGTAAAATATGTATAGTTATTATATACATGTGAAACTCCAGATGATTTTCTTCGTAATAATTCGAAAAAAGCAATCAACACTGCCTCTTTTTCTGTGTTTCTTTTATCGTGTGTGTCATTATAATATTCATTCCATTTTCCACCTATTTCTTTAAATTTTTTTCTATGCTCTTTAAATACGTGTGAACGAAATTTATTAAATTCTTGAGATATGTGTGTTAATTCATGCGTTAATGTAGCAAATATTTTATTTTTTGATTTTTCTAAATTTCCTTCGGTGTTTATTGTTATTTGATAACCATTTTCTATATTTTTTTGAAACGAATATTTAGCTTTAGGATCAAATTTTATAATAATTTTTTTCTTATCGACACTATTCAAATATTTATTAACATAATTAAAATAATATGTGAAAGATGTTTTACCACTTTTTTCTATTATTTTAATCCATTTTGATTCAATATAATCACGTACATTAGTAGTTAAATCGTTGTAATTAGAATAACCTTCATTTGTAATATCTTTTTTTGATATTTTCGCTACTATTGATTTATTATAAATATCTGCTTGTTTTTGGGCTAATTCTTTTGTTGGATATGTGATTATGCTAACTCCACCGATTGGATCGTATTTATTGGGAAATGTTTTAATTACCCAGCCTTCATCTTCTATAAATATAGGCTCTGTATATTTACTTTCTTGCACAAAATCATTATAAGTTTTTAAAATAATCATCATAAAAATTATATATTAATTTTTTTTAAAGAATTACTGATTTTTTCTTTAATTATATCATTTTTTGATGGATTGTCTACACCCCAATTTTTCAAACTCGTTTCTCTGCGTTTTTTTTCTGAGCATTTTCTACATAAATAATTATTATCATATCTTCTATATTCAAAATAACTAATCATTCTTTGTTTTCCGCAAATATCACAAGCGCATTCTATTTTTGTTTTACTGTATAATGGTAAATCTTTAACATTTACAATTAAAAAATTAAATATTTCTGCATCATATCCTTTATTTTTATAATATTTTATATTTCGTCTTGAAATATATATTGTGACTTCTTCTACAATTATCATAATGTTTTTAATTTATATATAAATAGTCAAAAGTTTCTTTTTAGTGGAAATATATTGATTATTAATATGAATATATAAACAAAAACATTGAAACCACGATGAAAAACGTAATGATTATCGATAATTGCTTAGGCGGTTTAGAAAAAATAAATGAAATGGTAAGTAAAAAAGGTAATATTTTATATATTATGCAGGGTATTTTTACAGAATTTATGATAAAAAATCGTAATGAAAGAGTTTACACACCAGAAAAATTTCTTCCCCATTTAAGTGAATTGTTAGAAAGAAAGTCTTTATTAAAAGTTGTTTATGGTGAATTTGATCATCCAGAAGTATTTGATACAAGTTTAACACGTATTTCACATACTATACACAATGCTTGGTATGTAAAGGAAACCAACAGAGTTGATGGTGAAATAAGATTAACTAATACTTTTTATGGAAAAGAAGCAAAAGCACTTGTTGATGACGATATGCCACTTTTTGTTTCTAGTAGAGCAGCAGGTGTAACAGAATCAAATGGCGAAGTAACAGTTAAAAAATTATTCACTTATGATTGTGTTGCTGACCCTGGATTCTCATCTGCAAGAATGGAATTGAAAAACATGAATGAATCACTTGGTTACAATGAAAATTCAAACTTTAGGATATTCGAAATGTCCGATGAGTCAAAAATTAATGAATTATTCAATATGGAAAAAAACGAAAATGGAACTCAACACAAATTAGAGGAGTTCAAGTCCTATTTAGATAGTGAGTTACAAAAAACAAGAAAATCCATTGACGAAACACTTAAGGATAAGAATTTCGATCCGGATAAACTTACTCGTCTTTATGAAGAATTCGAAACATTGTCAGAAGGACAGAAACAAATGATTGGATATCTTGATCATATTTCTGATACTATTAATGTTTTAGTTCAAGAAAACAACGATTTAAAAGAAAAAGTTCAAAAAAATAAAGAAAAAACAAAACTTATTATTGAACACAGCGATCATTTAGCTGAATCTGTCGAAAAAACAGTTGGTTATGTTGATTATTTAGCAAAAACTACCGATAAGGTTATCGATTATCAAAAATACATCGCAGAAAAATTAGATAATGGTATTAGCTTTATTGAATATGTTGCTGAACAAACAAGTAACACAATTAAATATAGTGAATATATAGCTGAAAACTTTGATAAAATTGCAGATTATGCTGAATATATAGCTGAACATCTTGATAAGAACATTATGTATGCTGAATATGTAGCTGAAACTGTTGATAATTTAGTTGATTATACAGAATATATTGGTGAAAGTGCCGATAAAATTGTCGATTATGCACAATATATCGCTGAACACGTAGATAATTCAATTAGATACGGTGAATATGTAGCAGAACAAACTGATAATGGAATTAAATATGCTGAATATGTAGGTGAAAATCTTACAGATGCTATTGCATATCAAAAATATAACGCAGAAGTTCTTGACAGAACTATTGATTTTACTAAAAAAATTGTAGAAAAAATTAACAACGGTGGTAATATTCTTATTACAGAAGAACTTGGTGATATGACTGCTGATGAACCGTCAAAATATTATGATGATGACGATGATTCAGAAATAGATAACACAGGTGAAACAGAATCAGAAGATGTAGAAGAAACACCAGAAGAAACACCAGAAGAAACACCAGAAGAAACACCAGAAGAAACACCAAAAAAAACAAAACGTGTAAATATAGAAGAAGAACCGATTCAAGATGAAGAAGAAGACGAATTAGGTATCACACCTGGTATGATCGTAAAAGTTGGCGATGATGAAAATGCACGTACTGGTGAAGTTCTTGCAACAAACGATGATACTAAAATAGTAGTAATAAAAATGGGCGATACTGGCGAAGAAGTAGAAATAGATGAATGTAAAGTCTCTATTTTAGGTTCTACTAAAATTTATGAAAATAAGAATCAAATAACAAAAGATATAAAAAGACTTATCTTAGAAGCAAAAAAACGTGATGCGTCGAAGACAGAAGATCCACACTTTCTTTTATTTTTAACAGAGAAGAAAAAAGCCGCATATTATGGTTTAACTCCTGAAGATAAAGAAAAGGTAAACTTTATAATGAACGAAAATAAAGGAACTTATTCTAACGAAAGTGACGTTCTTAAATTAATGCAAACAGCATTATTTAAACAAACCAGAACATTAAATGAAATGTTGGTTGAAAATATTCCATTAGATTTAAAACCAATATGGTCTAGTTTAAATCCAAAAGTTCAAGAAAGTATATTAGAAAGCGCAGAATTTTATAAAAACTTGACTGAGGATAAAGTTGAATCTTTTTGGGTAACCAGAGATTTACTTAAGTATTCGAAAACCCCAAGTAAAAAAGTATTGAATGAAAACGTAAACCAATATGATAATTACAAATTAAGTGAAGATCAATTAGATCTTTATAAAAGCATACTTAACAGATATTAACCTGTTGAATATATTCAATTAAATAGTCTAAAAATGGAAAAAAACGGCTTTTTTAATTAAATATATAATAAAAATTAAAAAATAATAATAACAACATATGAATTATTTCGTAGTAGATAAAGTGAAAGCTTTAAAAAAATGGTCACCAATCCTTGAAGCGTTAAAAGTAAAGGATGATGAAAAACGTGAATGGATGAGTGAATATGCAGAAATGCATCAACTTCACATTAACGAAAATGTTGCATACAATACTTTAAACGGTAATGGTATGGGTAACATATATGCACCAACAGTTGGTACAATACCTGGTAGCGTATGGCAAGGTGGTGCTGGTGGAATTGGTTCTGGTGACGTAGCACAAAATTTACTTCCAGTAAGTATGAAGATTGCTGCTCAAACAATCGGTTTAGATTTAGTTGCTGTAAAACCAACAGCTTCTCCAAGAATCGAATTACTTTTCGTTGACTTCAAATATGACAATGCTTATGGTCATAACACAGAAGATCCAGATGATACTCAAAGACCTTTAGTATTTAAATTGCAAGGTGTTTCAACAACAGAAACGAATACTTTAATCACTGATCTTAAATGGCAATTAAGTGTACTTAGTATCACTGAACGTGTTGGTGGTATTAGTCAAAGAACATGGGTTTATCTTGGTTCAGCTGGTAAAACTGCTGCTCAATTAGCTGCCGGACCTGGTTCAGGTTCTAAACAAAATTGGCTTGAGTTTTTAGGTTTTTCACGTATAGATGGTTTCCCAATTTTCAGATGTTATCGTGAAGCTGGGTTTACAGTTGGAGCATTACAACCACAAGGCGTATTTAATCAATTGAAAAATACTTTTGATCAAACAACTGCAATAACAACAACATTGAATTCTGGTTTTATTTTTATTACTGGTACTACTGCTGCACAATCAACTGGCGCAACTGGTTCAATTACTGCAACTGTAACTTTAATTTCATTGTTAGAAGATCAACTTCCTGGTTTTAGTGCAGGTTGGAATGACATGGAAACTCCTTGGTCAACTTCTCATGCAAATGATAATTATAAAGGAACAGGTTCTGGTCCTATGAATCGTTATCAAGACGAAAAAACCTACCCAGGTGTTATCGGTCCTGATGTATTCACGAAAGTTGTTACCGTAGGTGACATCGAAATCAGTTCAACTTTAAAACGTACTCAAATCGAGGATATTAAAGCTGCAACTGGTATGGATATTGTTCAAAAACTTGAAGGCGTTTTAATTAACGAATTGACACAAGTTATTTCTAAAGAAATCGTTTCAAAAATCAGAAGTTTAGCTGGTAAAAACAGAATTTCTAACACAGCACCTAAAAATGCAGACGGTACAAGTAAGTTTGACTTTAATGTTGATAATTATTTAGGTTCTGGCGGTAATGCACCTGGTGGTGAAACTACACATAGCGTTCAACGTAAGTTGGTTGCTAAGATTAACAACGCAAGTAACTTTATAGCTACCGATGGTAGAATAGGACCTGCCCAATATATCGTAACAAACGGTAATATCGCATCAGTATTACAAGACATCGCTGGTTACACACTTAATCCAACTAACGTTGGTAAATTGAATACAAACGGTCAATTATACCCAATGGGTAATATCGGTAATATTCAAATTTATGTTGATCCATTTATGAGATGGGATGATAATCAGATATTTATAGGTCGTAAAAACACCATTGATCAACCTGGTTTACTTTTCATACCTTATCTTATGGCACAGTCAATTAGCTTAATTTCCGAATCAACATGGGCTCCTCGTATGTTAATTCGTTCACGTTATGCCGTTTCTGATATTGGTTTCTTCCCAGAAAAACAATTCATGGCAATAGAAGTAACTGATACTCATGGTTATTTAATCTAAACGATAGATTACTAATATTAAAAAGTCGGAATTTATTCCGACTTTTTTATTTGAAAACTATTTTAAACATATAATATATAATAGAAAAAAACCAATAATCATGATTAAATCCGAAAAATTAGAAATTATTATTTATAATAAGCAATTAAAACATTATAACCAATATTTTTCTGATAGATTATTAAAACAAGGTGATAAGATTGTAATCGATTTGTATATGTTAACAGAGCATTCAAAACAAAAAATAGATGTTATGTGCGATATTTGTGGCAATGAAAAAAATATGAATTATAAAGATTATAAAAGAATAACAAACGATTTAAAAGAAAAATATTATTGCAAAAAATGCAAATGGATTAAAACAAAAGAAACAAACATGAATAAATATGGTTGTGAAAATGTATTTCAAAACAATGAAATTAAAGAAAAAATAAAAATCACAAATATTGAAATTTTTGGTGTTGATCATCCATTAAAAAATGAAAGTGTTAAACAAAAAAGAAAAGAAACAAACACAAATAAATTTGGGTTTGAACATCACTTGCAAAATAAAGAAATATTAAGTAAATTGCAACACACAAATATATTAAAATATGGCAATAAATGTTCATTAATAAATGATGAGGTTAAATTAAAAACAACACAAACAAATTTAGAAAAATATGGTGTTGATATACCACTAAAAAATAAAACAATTATCGAAAAATTAATTCAAACAAACAATATAAGGTATGGTGATAATTCCCCTTTACAAAATGTTGATATACACAACAAATCAGTAGACACTTTATTTGAAAATTATGGTGTTTCTAATCCATTAAAATCAGAATATATTAAGGATAAAGTTAAAAAAACTAAAATAAATAATTTATTTAAGAAATATGAAAATTTAGATATAATTAATATAAATTATGATACACACGAATATGAATTTAAATGCGATTGTAATAAAGAACATAATTTTTTAATATCATCTAATTTGTTATACAATCGATTAAAAATTAAAACCATTTTATGTACTATATGTAATCAAATAAATAGTTATAATAATTCAGGGATGCAAATTCAATTATATGAATATATCAAAAATAATTATGATAAAGAAATATTAATAAATAATAGAAATATTATCAATCCACATGAACTGGATATTTATTTACCGGAACTAAAATTGGCTTTTGAATTTAATGGATTATTCTGGCATAATGAATTAAATAAAGATAATAATTATCATTACAATAAAACAGAAATCTGTGAAGCACAAGGCATTCATCTTATACATATTTATGAAGATGATTGGATTTATAAGCAAGAAATAGTTAAATCCAGAATACTCAATTTACTTGGCAAAAATGTTATTAAATTATATGCACGTAAATGTATTATAAAAGAATGTAACAATAGTGAAATTCGTGATTTTCTTAATACAAATCATCTACAAGGATTTGTTGGAAGCCAATTTAAATTGGGTTTATATTACAACAACGAATTAGTCTCATTGATGATATTTGGAAAGCAAAGAAAACCATTAGGTTCTAAAAACAAAGATGATATTTTCGAAATGCTTAGATTTTGCAATAAAATCAACACAACTGTTGTTGGCGGTGCAAATAAACTGTTTAATTATTTTGTTAAAAATTATAAACCAAAAGAAGTTATATCGTATGCCGACCGTTCATGGAGTCAAGGCAATTTATATAAAGTATTAGGATTCGAATATATGGATAAAACGAAACCCAATTATTATTATATTGTTGATGGTATTCGTGAATATCGTTTTAATTATAGGAAAGATATTTTAATAAAACAGGGATTTGAACAATACAAATCTGAACATGAAATTATGCTTGAACGTAAAATTTATAGAATATATGATTCCGGTAGTTTGAAATATATTTATAAAATATAAAACAAAAAAGATTCATAACAATATAAATAGAAAGTACAAAAAATCCAATTATTTGTATTTGTAAAAACTTCTTTGTATAATTGCGAAAACGATTAACAGATTTAATAATATTAATAAACATTTAAAATTTATGAAAAAGAAAACGTTTGAAATTTTTATTAACACCGCAATTGAAAGCGGCAAAAAGGAAAAAAGAATCTACGATAATGGTTTAGATCTTATTAATATTATAGATGATTATTTAAAAATCATAAATATATTATCTTCATCTATATATGGTGTTGATGTATCTGATATAATACATGATTATATTTTCGATAGTATATATGGGGTATTAGAGATAAATAAAGAAAATTATGTAATAAGAAATTTAGAAAACGAAATTTTAGCTGATTGTTCGACGTTAGATGGTTTATATGAATATGCTGAAAAAACAAGATTAGAATTAATTAACAATAAATTTAACTATGAAATGAAAGATCCATTAAGTGAAGAAGAAAGAGATAACATATTAAAGAATATTTTTAAAATGAAATAAACAACATGGGTATATTTTTAATTTATTGTTAGATACTTTACACAGATATAGGTTTTATGACTGGTAGTTTTAAAAGTAAAAAAGAAGCTGTTTCTTGGTTTAGAGATGGTGGCAGATAATGCAAATGAATAAAAGCAAAGTAAAGACGATAAAAAATTAATAGTGAAAAAATGAATAAACAATGGGTTAATTTTTATTCTGGTTATTATGAAGATGAAGGTTGTAAAAAACCACCATTTCAATTTTTAATTAGAAATTATTGCACTCGACGACCACATTTACCGCAATATTTTAAAGAAAAAAATGGTGAAAATATGATAGATGATGATGGTAATATAATGAAAAAAAATGATTGTGTTATATGCGCAATGATCGAGGCAAATAGTGAAACTGAAATATGGGAATTAGTTGGTAAATATTTTCCAGATTATAGTAAAATATAATTCAACTTTTCTTGATAGTTTATATATGAAAAATATAAACTTAAAAAATAATTAAATAAATTGATAGTAGATTATGAATATAAATTTGGTAAATTAATTGTATCGCATGTTGATGAAACAAAAAAAATTAAATTAAGATATTATAATTGGCTTAATCCGACAAATTATGTAGTTACATCAGATGATGATAAACAAAAAGATGGTAGATTTGTTACATGGAATGGTAATTCTGTAAAAAAGATATCAACAAAAAATCCAAATAGATATTCTGTTTATGATTTTTTAGAAGAATTGCCCCAAGAAGAACAAGATATTTTATTTAAATATAATGAACCTGAGATTTTCTTTATTGACATTGAAAATGAAATTATAGATAAAAAACCAAAAGCACATTTAGCTGAAAGTGCAATATTAAGTATCTCAATAGTAAATAAAAATATAGTAGAGGTTTTTGGTTTAAACGAAATGTCTGAAAAAACACGAAAATCTATTGAAGATGATATAAATAATTATTTTATTAAATTCGGTGTAATATATACATTCAGATTTCATCATTTCAAGAGCGAATTTGATATGTTATATAAATTCTTTTCATATGTACAATTTATGCCAGTTTTAACTGGTTGGAATTTCACCGAATATGACTGGACTTTTTTAGTTAATAGGGCAAGAAAAATAGGGGTTGATCCAAAAGTAGCCTCCGTAACTAAATTGTTGAGAGAACCTTGGAATATGGAAAAAAAGACATATGCTGAATTACCTGCACATCGTATGATAATTGATTATATGGAATTATTTAAAAAATGGGACACGTCTATTAGGGTAAAAGAATCAACAAGTTTAGATTTTATATCAGATAGTGTATTGGGTATAAAAAAAGTAAATTATGAAGGTAGTTTAAAAACATTACACCATACAGATTACAAGAAATTTATATTTTATAATGCTGTTGACTCATTACTTGTTCAAAAAATACATGAAAAAACAAAATTAATTGATATATTATATGGTATATCGACATTATCACGAGTAAAAATACAAGATAGTTTTTCTACATTACCAGTAACTGAAGGTATTCTTAGAAGAAAATTAAAAAACGAAAAAAATGTTATACTTTGCAAATTAGGCGATTCCGATGGTACATCTGAACATGTAGCTGGTGGTTTTGTAAAAGAACCCATAAAAGGAATGTCTAAATACACCGTATGCTACGATTTCGCATCACTTTATCCGACTTCAATGCGTATGTTTAATATATCAGTTGATAGTTATAAAGGTGTAATATCAAAAGATCGAAAATATGCTATATTCAATTCTAAAAAAATAGAATTAGAACCTAATGATATTATTTTGTTAAATGGCACAGTGTTTAGGAATGAAGTTGGTGTAGTAAATCAAGTTATGACTAATATATATGGTGATAGAAAAAAATATAAAGATTTTATGTTAAAAGATCATATGGTATTAGATGAATTAAAAAGCGAAGAAGAAGCATTAATAAAAGAATTAATGAATGAAATATGATAGAAGAAGAAATATTAGAAATAGAAATTCAACAAGAATGGATAGATGAATCAAAATTAGCAGCAGAAAAATTAGGTATTTTAAATAATTCAATTAGAGGTGGTGAAGGTAATCAAATAGGATTTATAGGTGAATTGGCAGTTATAAAAACATTGGGTTATAGTAGAACGAATATATATGAAAGTGATGTTTCTAAATATCACTATGATATGATTGATTTAAATGGTAGAACCATTGATATTAAAACTAAAGAATGTATTTTTAAACCACGTATAAATTATGCTGTGTGTGTTTATGATATGCAAGTATTTAAACAACATTGCCAACATTATATTTTTGTAAGAGTTGATAAATCCTTAAAATATGTTTGGATATTGGGTTGGTTAGATAAAATTGAATTTTTCGAAAAAGCTAAATTTTGTATAAAAGGTGAACGTGATCCAGATGATATTTATCATATATTTGAAGCAGATTGCTGGAATTGTTATATATCAGAATTAAGACCAATAACAGAATTGAATACATATATTAGCACATATAATTATCATGATATAGATGGCATTAAAGAAATATTACATAATATAATTTATAATAAAAAAATAGAAGAACGAAAAAAATTAACAACTAAAAATATGATGTTGTCTAAATCTGATCCGTTCTTTGATGACTTATAATATTCATCTATTATTTTTTAATAAGTAGTTTTTTATTTTCTTCCAATTACTAAATTCATTACTACCAAAATGAATATGCTTCCATATTGGTTCGAATATACCTGTTTGTATTTTATCGTCAATTAAATAATCACCCATTACCATCGTTTTATCCGAACATAATATTAATTTCTTACACATATCCATTCCTAAATACTTTTCAACCCATACCCTTTTTTCCGTATAACATAATGGATTTAACACAGATGGTCTTGTTAAAATATACACTTCATATAAATCATTTAAAATATTAATAGTTTCTATTGAATCTTCAATAGGTTCTAAATTTTCAAAAAATTTATATTTACATTGCGGATATAATATTTCTGGCGTGATTTTTAATTCACTTTTATATGCTTTTTCAAAATTAGCTATAACATCGTCAAGATCAATTAATAGTATTTTCTTCATAGTTTTTCATGCTATATATTTATTATCAATATGTGACCAAATGAAATCGTATTTTTCTGTTGTGATTATAGTTCCTGCCATATTTTTATTTATTATTTTTTATTTTCATTTTGCATAACAGTAGGTACAATTATGCTTGCATGATTTAAATGAACCAATATCACCACTTTGCATACAACCGCAAGCAAGACGTTGATTTTTATCTTTTGTGTCAGTAATCCATCTTTGTTTACCACATATTCTTTTGATTAAATCTGGATCAATGCATTTATTATGTTCAATACCATCAAGATTTATTACTTCCGCACATGTAGCTAAATCTAATTCCCATTCTTTATTAAATTCAATTAATTTTTCAGCAATTCTAATTTTAACATCATCTGGTATTTCTTTAAATGAATCCCCCAATTTTTTATATGGATCTATATAACTAAATACAAGTTTTTCAGTATATGGATGTATTATATCGCCTATTTTTTTAATTCTATCTAATATATCCACTTCTGAAATTTGATCGTTCACAATCACCGGATCGAATCTCCATATAATACGTTTTTTCCCAATCTTTTTAGATAACTCTATAAATGTTTCTATTCTTTCATTAAGTGCTGGTATATTTAATTCATATTCTGGATAATCATTTAATGTGAATTGAAAATAATATTTAAAAGGTATATCATTTAAATATTGCATTAAAGGTCTTGGATTTTTAGTCCAAAATACCGCTAATTTCACTTTATCAAAATACACAGTATAATCTGAATAAAAATTAGTTAAATTTATATACCCTTTCTGAACACATTTCATGAAATATTCCGATTTAAATGCCGGAAAATCTTCACGTCTACTCACTGAAATTACATATGGGTGCATTTTTTATATCTTTAATTATTTTTTCAACTTCTTTAATGTCATATGTTATTGGTACAAGCGAATTGTGTATAATTATAACATTCGTATTTGTCTTTTGGTTTGTCATTATAAATTCTTTCTTTTGTAGTTTTACCACAACCACATAGTACGCATTCAGTTATTGTAAATTTATAATAATATTGATTCGTTGTTTTGATTTTTTATTGAATTGACATGTTTACATGTTAATTTTTTTATTTTGATAATCCTTGAATATAATTTCTATATCCATTGGAGTGAACGGTGGATTCATAACTACAAAATCATATTTACTTTTTGGTAAATCCCAAAAATTTTCAGGAGTTGTAATAATAGAATCTGGAACATGTTTTTGTATAGCAGCAACAAGATTGCCTTCACCTTTAGTTGGTTCTAATATTGTAAATTTTTGAAATTTTGGTATAAATCCTACCATATAATCACAGACATCTGGTGGTGTTTGAAAATCCATTTTTAATTGTTATAAAGTTAAATATAAAAAAAGTTTATAGAAAATTTTTATCTAATATTTTTATATATTTTGAATCGATGGAATTAAAATTACCAGCATATGCTTTTGCAAAATCATAGTATTATTCTAATTTAAAAAATTGTAAACGTGTTTCATTTTAAACTTGTAATTTCATTTGATATTTTCCAATATTCAGTTTCGTTGTATTGTTTACCTTCGAACCAATATTGTTTTTCATCATAATTTTCATATGCCGCACCACCTATACGGTGTCTTATTCCATTTTTAAAATATTCTTTTGCACCATAGAACCATTCAATTGCTGGGGCATCATTATTATGATATTTTCCGGCTTTATTAAGAAAAAATTTACTACCATTTTCACTTTCTAATAATAATGTTGCACTTTCTTTTGCTATGCCATTTTCACCATCTAATTTATCTGTCAAATATGCTTGACAAAAAGAAATACCAGATAATTTTTCTTTTAACCAAATAAATAATCTTTCTTTATCTTTTTTTTCAAAATCAGTATTATCAAAATCTTCAGATATTTGTTTCCATATATCTAATTCTTCATTTGATATAATAGGCTTAATTTCTTCTTTATTATTTTCTAATACAGGTATGTTTTTTGGTATTTGAAAAGATTTATAATCTTCTGGTTTATCAATAACCATTATATTCGATGGGATATTCATTGTGTCTTTTTTATCGTATATATAAAAAATTATAGAATAAAAATTATCTATAGTAATTTTTCTGAATATTTAATTCAATATTTAAAAAACAACTTTTAATCAATAACTATTTTTTACGATACATTTCTATAAATTCATCTATATCGCCTTTAAATACGGTTTTTTCTTTTTTACCATCAGTTGATACTATTTTAATTTTAGTTTTAGTATCATTATAAAATTGAATATACATATAAAGTATTTTACTGTCGTAAAGTATTGCCAGAAAAGAATAATTATTCGATGGGTTAAATGTTATTGTTGCAGATTTTGGTGAAAATTCATCAACAATGAAATTTATTATACGATTAGTGTCTGATTCTAAATGAGGCAATAAATTCACATTTTCGTGCTGTTTTTGAAAAGATGATAATAATTCTTGTTTAATAAAAACGTCTATGTTCATAAAAAATGATTATTTTTTTATGTTGTAAAAATTATATTTGTTTTTGTTTTAAAAAAGTTATATTTTTGCGTGATTTTTAAAATTCAAAAGTTTATATATAAAGATAAAAAATCTTTATATAATGAAAAACATACTAAATTACGATAATTATTTATTAGAAATGGCAAAAAAGGGATTCATGGATGTTTATACTAAACGTTATAAACCAGAAGAAACAGGATATGGTAATGCAGATAAATGGAAACATGCGTTTGATGAACGTATGGATCGTGAAACCGCTAAACGTATATTGGATGATAAAGACCCATATAAAATTCTTGGTGTATCTCATGATGCAGATAAATATGAAATAAAATCTGCATATCGTAAATTAGCAATGGAATTTCACCCAGATAGAAATCAAGATCGTGATACAACAATAATATTTCAAGAAATACAAGCAGCATACGAAATGTTACGTGATAATTGAATGAAAAAACCGGATTCGTTCCGGTTTTTTTAAGGCTTCAATGTCGGTTAAACATGTCGAAATCGACACTTTTGTGGAACTCTTTTGTAATACCACCAAAAAACAATGTGATTTTATTTATAATCAAAAAATCAACATTAGAATAATGATTTACTTGGTGATAATGAAAAACTTTCAAACAATTTAAATTTGCATATCATTTTACATATCTTCTTTTTTATATAATTCAGTTTCCTTAATCAATTTATCGAACATTTCTTTAGATATTACAAATTGTTTTACGTTTTTAGCAGTTCTTGCTATTGTGTAATGATTAAGTTCATACATATTAGTTTTCCCCATATATAAAGTAATAGGCTTAGATGCAATTGATAACGATTTTACTGCTGCAACCCAGAATTTTTCACACTCTTCTTTAACTGAAAATGGACATAATATAAATTCGCTTCTATAATTAAAAAATATAACATAAAAATCTTTTTCTTTTTTTAAATCTTTTCGTTGTTGTGATGGTTCTATTGCATCATTAGTTGGTGTTATTTTTATATTAACATTCATCATATTGATTCTATCCATTTCATGTGTAAAAAACAACCCATGATCACCACCCCTATCGTTTAATATTTTTTTATGAAATTGATATAAGTGAATCATTTCATGCGCTAAAGTGTTCATAAATTGTTCAGGTGTAAATATATAATTTTTACTAAAATGTAATACTATATTAGTTATATCTATAGCTGTTCCATACTTATTTCTTATTATATTGAATGACACCCAAGCAGAACGATTTTTATTCATATTAAATGAATAGATTGGCATTTTCAATTCGTTATTAAACAATAATTTATTTAAATAATTAAATTGCTTTTCTATATCGTGTTCAAATTTAAAATCATTTTTTTCATTTAAAAAATCTGAAAACTTTAATATTTTATTTTCTATTTTCATATTAAAATAATTTATTTCATCACAAGCAGCCTTAATATCTTTAATTATATTTTTATTAAAATAATTCCAATCAGCTTCGTGAATATTTAAATGCACACCCATTGAATAATTTTTTATTCTATATGGATTTATATTAACAAATATATCACGTGGCTTAATTACTTTTATATCAATTGAAAAATATATATCACCTTTACCTATTTTAATATACATACGTTTTAAACAATTTATACTATATCTCTTTTCGCTTATTTCAAAATCTTTTGGAACATGTTCTTTTATTAAATTCGATAAAATAATAAAAACTTTTTTATAATATTTTTCAATAGAAAAAATTTTTTCGGTTTTTTCTTTTTTTAAAATTATTAAATTTTTAAGATCGAATATAACCAACTGTGGTTCAAGAATATGTATAGTTTTGGTACTATATATACCATCATATCCTAATTTTTTAAAATCGTCTGTCATTTTAAATGATCTTTGATAACCATATACATTTCTTATATATGTCCAAAAATTACAATAGCCATATCCATCTTCATAATCATTATGATAATACTTCATAAATAAAACATAATAATTTTTGTTTAAATCTGAAACAGAATTTAATTTATTAACAATATCTAATTCTTCGTCTTTAGTAATTGTATCTAAATTTAATATGTTTAAATTAGACTTTATTTTAATTGTAAAAAGGTTTTTTTTAATTTTCCAATATCCAACTGCACTATCAAAACTAGTTTCTGGAAACATATAAATTCCAGATGGATCTGAATGTATAGGATTCGGATTTATGTTTATATCATCAGTATCAGTATAATGTCGCCATTTTTGTTTTGAAAAGTCAGCTACATTTACATTTACATTTTCATTTATTTTAATAAATTCTAAATAATTTTTCATATGTGTATATATAAAAAAAAAACACTCAATTTTTTCAAATTAAGTGAATTTTTTATTCGTTCTAACCGTTTGTGAGGCCGTTTTTAACGATATCGAAGCGTTACTTTCCTCTAATTATATTATTACTTCTTTTCAGGAGCTTTTTCAGATGTTATCATTTTAGATAGATAAGTAGAAATTAAAGGTATCATTCCACTTTCACCATTACCTCCACCAATTATCAACGTTTCTGGAACAATTTTAACATTACCTTGCGAGATTTTTTCAGCAATTTGTACTTGAATTACACCTTCTTCACCGATAGCTTGTTTCTGTTTTTCATAGGATTCTGCGGTAGCTATACCTTTAGCTTCAATAGCAACACCCTCTGCTTTACCAACAGCTTCAATACCAGCAGCTATACCCTCTTGTCTCAATTTAGTAGATAGACCATCACCTTCAGCCATTTTTATGGATTTCAATTTAATATTATCAGCAATCTGAACTTCTATTTCTGATTGTACAAGTAGTTTTTGACTATCTGCGGTAGCTGTAGTTTTT